CGTGCCGAGGTCTGGGCGCAAGTGTCTCAGGCTGCGACACATGGCCAGCAGATGCGCCGCAGATGCACCGTAGACGCGCTGTGCTGCCCGGCAGATGGCCACGTCGATGCTGTCTGCGGTCACCCTGCCTGACAGCACGCACCGCTGCTGTACGGCCCGCGTTTGCAGTGTGAGGGAACAAGAGACACCCCCCCCGCCAAGACCCCCCCTGCCAGAAGTGCAATTGAACTATCCCATCAGCCTGTTGATCCGCTGCTCCAGTTCAGCACGGATGCTGTCTGCATCACGCGGTGTCTTGTCTTCTGTCTCAACCCGATCAACGAACAGGCCCAGCGTCTTGCCCAACAGTTCCAGCGCACGCACCTGTGTGCCATCAGCAGCATCGCCCCTGACACCGATACCTTCCAGCTTTTCAATCACGCGCTCCGCTCGAGAGAGCCGCTGCATGCGCTGTTCTGCTTGTTTTTCCCTCTCTGCCCTTTCCAACCTCTGGGCAATCTTAGGGTTTGTCGCCAGCTTGTACGCCTCTTGATGGATGCTTGCTGCACTCATGTTTGATGCGTCATAGGCCTCGCGGTATGCGTCACTGAAACCTTTGCCGTTGAGGATGGCCATGCAGAACGCCTCCTGCTTGGCTGTGAGGCCTTCGCTGTTCACTGGCGTCTTTGGGCCGCTGGTCTTTGGCTGGCCTTTGTATGCCCTTCCCCTTGGGGTCTTGGCCTCTGTGTTGGTGCCTGTGTTCGACGTGTCGGACACCACTGTCAGTGTTGGTTTGTTCATCGATCTGTCCTGCGCTGCGCTGGGCTTTCGGGGTTTGATGCATTCAACCCCCTGAATGTTTGGGGTTGTTCGTTTTGGCTGATCTGGCCCCAGCGTGATGCCAGAAAAAGTTCCAACGAACTTTCAACATCCTACACGTTCCCGGTTTTTTTGCCATCCCAAACCCCTGTGATGATTGGGCTTTCTGCCATGCTGCGTGTAGGGGGAAACAAGGGAACATAGGTGTTGACAAGGGTGCGAAAGGGAACTAAGTCTATTGGTGTCGGAAGGGACGGCGCGGCGCTTGCCCCCCCACCCTGACCCCGGCACCGCCGCCACCTCTCAGCGGAACTGACATAAAGGCATCGCACGGCCAGTAGAGAGAGTTTCCCGCCTAGCGCGGATTGGACAGGAGCCACGGCTCGGCAGTCTGATCGGCCCACAAAGCAGGGACTTCCCACCAAACGGGGTGCAGCACTGATGCTCAGGTGATCGCCTAAAACGCGGTCTGGTATCGGAAGGGACACAACGGCTCTGCGTTGCGCAGGTTAGTCCCCCAGAGAACGGCAAAGGTGCTTTGAAGTGAAACAATAGTGCAGCCCGGCTGGGCTGCATCGATGGTTTCATCAGGAGGAAAAAACCATGAGTGCCAAGATGATCCTTGAGAATGCTGCCCGTTTGTTGCGGGCGAGTTATCCGGGCGCTGCTGATCGCTGCGCTGGCCTGATCGAGGCCTATGCCATCAAGGCTGGCGTGTCGCTGGCTGAGGCTGAACGTCGGGCTGTGTCGCTCGACATTGCAATGCATGCATGAGGTGAAAGAGATGGAAAACCTAATCAAGGCCGTGCGTGATCACGCCAGCGCCAACTGGGAAAAGCACGGCTGGGACTTCCTTGCCGAGTGCTGGAGTGATGAAGATATCGGCGTTGCCATTGGCGCTGCCAAGACGCCCAAAGCTGCTATCGCCGCCTGCAAGCGGCAGGTGAAGGTGCTGGACGATCATCGTCGCGAGATGCAGGGGGGGTGGTGGTAATGTCCAAGCTTCTTGCCCTCTACATCGCTGACCCGTCCGCTGTCAGTGCCAAGCGCATTGCTGCCTACCACAAGACACACCCCTTCGCGCAGTTGCTGCTGAATGCGGCAGAAAGCGCGATCCTGATCCAAGCACTGAGCCACAAGGAGGCCTGACCATGCTTTACCACGTCTACAAGCTGCACCTGTCCGACGCCGTTTCCGCTGCCGTCAACGCCAAGGGCTGGGACGGATCGCCGGAGGGCGCTGCCTACAGCCGCCTGCAATTCGCCAAGGGCGACAACCCCGAGATGCCCATGCACGTCATGTGCGCTGCGCTGATCGGCCTGTACCACCACGGCCTGACGGTCGATGCACCCAGCATTGTCGCCGTGTTCGACTACGACAACGGCGCGCCGTTCGACACGGGTGTCCAGCCCATCTACCACTGCAAAGGCCTGCGTTCGATGTCGGTCGGCGATGTGGTGGTCAGCCAAGACGGCGTGTGGGTGTGCTGCAGCTTTGGCTGGGCATCCCTGCCCAAGCATGCCGCCGCCGCCTTCGCGGTGATGGCAAAGCAGATCGCCTGCCAGCGCCCCAACGCACTGCCCGTTGCAGCGTGAGAAACCGCCCTGCGGTGTATCACTGCGTGAGCTTCCGGTGACCAGCCCTGCGGGGCTGGCATCCCGAGGATCACCCTCGTTTTTAGACAGCCAGATGGAGGAACCCAGATGTCTAAGTTCATTATCGCCGACGAAACCATCAACGTGATCAACGCCGCCGAGGCCGAGATCGCTGGCCTCAAGGCCGACAACAAAGCGAACAACGAGGTCGCCAACAGCCGCAAGATCGGTGCCTACTGCGAACTGATCGCGTCCATCGCCCCGGTCAAGCTGGTGAAGGGCAACCTGCCCCGCGCCGTCAGCAAGGCACTGCGTGCCGCCCTGCTTGAAGAGGCGGGCCTGAAAGAGGCAACCGTCAAGCGTTACATCGAAAACAGCGTGGGTGCTGTGCGCCTGTTCGATCTGGGCGGGATGTCCAACGCGACCCCCCAGATGGTGCGCGAGTTCTTCGACAGCAACGGCATCGACAGCGAAAACAAGCTGGCCAAGGCCGTGAAGGGCGAGGCTGAGAAATCCAAGGCACAGATGCTGGCTGAACAGGTGGTCGGCAAGTGGTCGAGCGCCAAGGACGAAGACGGCAAGGTCGTCCAAGGCAACGTCTTCAAGGATGGCCTGTCCGACGAAGAACTGGACGAGTTCCAGAACGCGATGCGCGAGTTGATGGCGGCGCGTCGTGCCTACCGCAACAGCGATGCTGCCAAGGCGGCACAGGCTGGCGCTGGTGCGGAGAACGAAACCGTGGATGCCGCCGTCGCTGCCTTCGTCGCCGAGGGCTTGGGTGAGTTCTGATCTATCGGTGTCTGGCCCTGCGGGGCCAGCATCCCATGGAACAGAAAGGATGTGACATGTTCGTCAAACAAAGCGTGATCCGCGACCCGCGAGGGAATGAACACACCCGTTGTGAGTTCGAAAGCTTCGAAGACCTTGAAGAGTACTTCATCAAGGAACTGTTGGGCCGCAGCGACCTGCGGTCAAAGGTGATCGGCAAGGTGCTGATCTGGGGAAGGAAGGAAGAGTGACAATGAAAATAGTTTACTTCGACATGGACGGCGTCCTTGCGGATTTTGCCGCAGGGCTTGCCGCTGTGCGGCCAGAGGTGCGGGAGCGTTACGCGGGTGAGGAAGACAACATCCCCCACCTGTTCAGTGATCTGCCGCCCATCGATGGCGGCATTGAGGCGTTCCACAAGCTGTCTGAGGTGTACGATGTGTACATTCTTTCGACGGCCCCTTGGGGGAACGTCTCTGCGTGGAGCGACAAGGCTGCTTGGGTGCGGCGGCACTTGGGTGAGGCCGCAAAGAAGCGGTTGATCCTGAGCCATAACAAGCACCTCAACATTGGTGACTACCTGATCGATGACAGAACGGCCAACGGCGCAGGCAAGTTCACCGGAATGCACATCCACTTTGGAACGGAACGCTTCCCCGACTGGGACAGCGTTGTTTCCTACCTTTTGGGAGAAGCGAAATGACCTACACATTCCACCACGATGACGGCCACGGCTGGCTTGAGGTGCCGTATCAGGACATGCTGAACGTCGGTGTGACGCTCGAAGACGTGTCGCGGTTCAGCTACGCTGTCGTCAAGAACCACAAGCCCACGGTCTTCCTCGAAGAAGACATCGACATTGGGGTGTTCATGCTGGCCATGAAAAAGGCTGGCAAGCCCGTCAAGTGGAAGCACAAGGATGTCGCTGGTAGCAGCGTGATCCGCACCTACCCCATGAACAGCAAAGGCAAGCGGTTCTCCGGCGAGGAGATCGGCGCGCTGTTCAAGGCCTGCGAAGAAGAGGGGGTGTTCGCATGATGCGCGAGATCGCAGAACTTCTGGCCTTCAAGGTCGTGGTGCTGATCATCATGTTCGCCATGCTGTCGATGCCTGACACATGGTGAAAAGTTCAAACAAACTAAACGGGA